GAACGCGCCCACTAGGCCAGACTTGGGTGGTATGATTGTGTTTGAGGACCTGTTTTGCCTTTCATACCACGCCACCGACCCGATTTCAGACGGGCACGCCTATAACGCCTACGACCTTGTACGTGTGCACAAGTTCGGGCACATGGGTAAAGAGGATAGCACGAAGGCGATGAACAAACTAGTTTGTGAAGATAAGGACTGTGTTAAGGACTTGATTACGCCGGATGCTGATTTAAACGACTTCGAAGATTACGGAGACGAAACCAAGTCAGACAGCGCCGAGGATATCACGGAATTGGTTTGGGACCTGGACGGAAAGGGGAACAAGCAGGTAACCGTTAACAACTTCATTAACGCATTCAAATCAGATCCGTTACTGAATGGGCTGTTAGCCTATGACATGCTGAAAGAAACTATTGTATTTACCCGGCCTTCCTTTACTTGCAAGGGGAGCAAAAAAGGCGACCTTATCACCGACACGGACGTATCTATTATAAAGGGACGCATAGAGCGGCTGCACGGTATATATAATGATGCAAAGCTAAATGACGCTATCGAACAGGTGAGCAGTGATAACGCGTTCCACCCGATTAAAAACTACCTTGAGTCTCTTACATGGGACGGCGTAGAACGCATTGATACCTTTTTAATCGAATACATGGGGGCCGAGGATAACGCATATACCAGGGAGGCATTCCGCAAAATGCTATTGGCAGCCGTTACGCGCATTTACAAGCCCGGCACCAAGTTTGACACCGCCCTGGTATTTTACTCCGAACAGGGTGTCGGAAAGTCCACGTTAATACAGCGTCTTTCAAAGGGCTGGTTTAACGACTCGTTAACGAGTCTTTCCGGCAAAGAGTCATACGAAGCTATACAATTCGCGTGGCTCGTGGAGCTAGCCGAGTTATCCGCGTTGAGGCGTTCCGATGTCGAGGCGGTTAAGAACTTTATATCAAAGCGCGAAGATACGTACAGAGGCGCATACGCTAGACGTGTCAAGACCCACCAAAGACAATGTGTGTTTTTCGGCTCCACGAATGACGATGAGTTTCTGAAAGACGCCACGGGCAACCGACGATTTTTCCCGGTAGCCGTTAGGCGCGTGAAGAAAACACGTGTTATATTTGAGCCGCAATTTGACGATATCGTAGACCAACTTTGGGCGGAAGCCATGAACTCCTATATATTTGGCGAGGCTCTTACATTGTCCGATGAGGCCGAAATGATAGCGGGCGGAACGAGGGACGAATTTACAGAGCGCACGCCGTTACAGGGTCTGATAGAGGACTACCTAGATAGATTGTTCCCGGCGGACTATGAAGATAGGTTTCTGCCTCAGCGTATGGACTTTCTTAACGGTGATTTGGGCGAGGTAGGAACAGTGCGCAAGGATACATGCAGCCTTATCGAGGTGTGGACCGAGGCGCTAGGCCGAAAGAAAGAGGACTACACAACCGCCAAGGGCCGGGAGATTGCCAATGTACTTAAATCGCTGAAGGGGTGGAAGCGCGATAAACAAGCCCGGCAAAAGCTTTACGGCCCACAGATAATTTATAGGCGAGTAGGCACGGATATTCCGAAAGAATAACTATATTTGCAAAGAGAGAATCAATTACTACTCAGTTTCATTTCGATTCAACTACTAATTTAAGGGGTTTACAGTTCAGAAGGGAGACGTTGCGAAACGTTTCCTTTTATTTATTTGTGTTAAATCTACAAAGTTTTTTCTCAAAAAGTTTTGTAGTTCAAAAAGTATCCGTATCTTTGCAATGTCGATAAGAAATTAATAACCCTTTAAAATAAAAAGATATGGCAACTAAAGTAATAGACAAAAAGAAGACATTTAGCTACGTAGTGACATTTGGCCTGTTCATGCAAACCAACGTTAAGATAATGGTAGGAAACAATATATACGAATATGTGAATACCGTTAACGACCATAACTCCGCTAACGGGTGCAATACTATCGCGGTTCTATATGATTTCAAAGCGCAAAAGTACATAGCCGTTAATATACAGGACGAGAAGTTCAACCGCAAAGAGTGCGTAGTAATAGAGTAGTAACCGGGGCGGGGAAACCCGCCCATAAAACATAATGACATGAAGATTAAAGTAACATTTCGCCTCCTAGGAGGAAAAGACACAACGGTAACAATGGAGGTCCCGCAAGAATCTATTGCAGACCTGTTAAGAGAAGATTGTTTCACGGACATAGCTAATAAGGCGTCCACCAAAACAGGGGGCCGTACACGATACGGATATCTTAGAAAGATAGAAGATAAAGATTATTAACGCCATAGAAATATGAAAAAGAATATACTTACATTTTTAACGTACCTGTTTTGGGCCGTAGCTTTCGTAGCGTTTATATTAATATTCTGTGAACCGACAACTAACATTTAAATATTATGTTTGAAATTTTAAAAGTAACCGTTATATTTGAGGGCGGCACGGTTTTAAAATACCAAGGGGACGAACTAACCGCCCTTATCGGGTCCCGTGAAGTTAATAATATCGATACTATCCGTGACGTGGTGAAGTTACGCGTAAAAGACGAACTATGTGACCTAGTGTTCGGAACCGCGAAAAGGGTGGTACTAGCGTACAGGGAGAAGGAGTAAAGTACTAATCGTTAAATAATAAGATTATGAGTAACAGAAAGAAACTAAGAGGGACAAGGGACGGCGCCACCCGTATAACGCCGGACAAGTCAACAACAGGTGCGTTTTGTGGCCTGTACAAATTGGAGGCCTACGATAAGAAGTCGGACAATTGGAACACCCTAGAGGGGTGCAGTAACTTAACGTGGGGGCAGGCAGTCATAGCCAGTACCAATTACACCGCGTTACGGAGGGAATGCAAGATAGCTAACAATACCGTTATACGGATAGTAAGACCGGGGACCGATGAAGTCAACGGAAACTAGCGAAAAGGTATTTGAGCGTACATTGTCTAAGTACGTCAACGACAAAGGAGGGATAGCAGTAAAATTGCTATCCCAATTTGTTAACGGACTTCCCGACCGCCTGTATCTGATACCCGGAGGGCATGCGCTATTTGTCGAGTTCAAGAGTACAGGAAAGAAGCCCACCAAGATACAGGAACATATTATAGACCGGATACGAAAGGTAGGATTTTCCGTTATGGTGGTGGATAGCCCGGAGGCCTACAAAAATGCTGTTTTGTACATTGATATGTTACTAGGTGTTAATATCGAATGAACTGATACAACGAATGTTAATGTTTTGACAAAGGTTTGGCAGTCCGGAAAGTATCCGTATCTTTGAGGTGTCAAAAGGAAATAACCACTTAAAATTAGAAGATATGAAAGATTTAGTAAAAAACCTGGGAGAGTTTAATAATTGGAAGGGGGAGTATTGGATTATATTTTACGCAGAAAACTCTCAGACCTCTAAAGAAATTAGGTATAACTCCCGAAATGCCTATTAAAGATGCTTACAGCATACTTTCAAATTTACAATCCCTTAAAAATTCAAAGATATGAAGTTCGAGAAAGGAAAATTAACCGAGGCGGATATAAAGGAACGCCAAAGGTTTTGGAATAAGAAGGGGTTTTTCGGGACCCCTACAAAGAAAGAATTAGAAAAGCGTTCCAAGAAAATGCAAAAGTTGCTTGCCGCTATGAGGGACTTAACGAGGGAGGAAATAGAGAAGATAAAAGGATGAGCCCGAACACTAGGATATTTAGATATCTAGGCAAAGAACGTAACCTTATATGGGAGGCTTCCTGGGAGGATATAGAATATGCTTTGCGGATAGCCCCGAAAACATTTAAAGTAAACCAATCAAATAACATTTAAAAAGTAAACCAATCAAATAACATTTAAAAATTAGAATCATGAAAAAGTTAATTAGTATTTTAGCAGTAGTTTTGTTTGCAGTTAGCGCAATGGCACAGGTAACAAGTCAGTCCGGGAAATTGGAAACCATTAAATCGTTCCGGTTAGGCACCTGTAAGCTAGTGAAGGTAGAGAAGGAAGGCGCGGTAACGTATCAGATAACCGCCCTAATCGCAAATGCAGCGTCTCATGAACTAGATATCCCTTTAGGGGACGAAAAGGCCGCGGCGGCCCTCTTAACGTCCCTAGCGGAATATAAACCGACCAAGGGTGAAGTAGTCAATCTTAATAACGTGGACGGTAATACGGCTACCTATTCTAAGTTTAACGGCACCTGGCAGATATACGGACGCGGGCGTACTCTGTACATAGTAGTGAGTAGAAAGGAATTGTCAACAATGGCTAAAGTAATAGGAGGCAAATAATATGGAGTCCACAGAAAGAGACTATAACGAGTTATACAGTAACGGAAATGAGTATATAAAGGTTTTCGTACATGCGGGACTGCATAACATATATGCAGCGACCAACGTAAAGACAAAGGAACGGAAACGATTCAACTCCCTTAAGGACCTGGAATCATATCTATACAATAAAGAGTATCACCTTGTTATGACAGACCGTGCTACGATATTCGCCCGTAACATTATGGAGGGCCTCTCCCCTCTATCCATTATAGACCTAACCACAAGGAGAGACGGAACGTGGAAAGAGATTTGTTTTCAGCGGGAAAACAGAACGTACACCGGGTGGATAGTAGACAAAAACCTATGCGATAAGCGGGAAGTAATTGTCAGATGCAATTGCCCCGGCGCCTATACGAACGCTACCGGACATAAGACCGTAACGGTACCCGTCGAGAATATTATACTATTGTCGGATTATTAATTTACTAGAGTCATGGAAGAATTTAATAAGAAACTTAAAGTAGACCGCGTGAATCAGTTCGGGCACCTGGTTAAGGCTATGGCGCACGGTACACCGACCGAGGGATATACAATTGGGGACGCTATTAAGGCGCTTCCGGATAACCTGCAACAATACTTGTTGTCCGAGGTACCCGACAGGATACTACGGAAGGAGCATACACGCAGGGGCCTCAACGACCTAACAACTACCCTGTACGAAGGTATCGACGAATTGAGGGAAGTGTACACGGATGAAGTGTTCAAGCGAGACCCGGCTAGGGAGTTATGCAACTTGTTAGGTATCAGGTCAAAGTTTCCGGATATCCTGGATGTAATAGACGAAGTACTGAAATTATTTCCGGAACGGTTCACACGGAAAGACCTTGCAAACGAGTTGTACATGGACGAGATAGGAATGAGATAATAACAATTAAAAATTTAATGGCATGAGTAATAAAGATAGAAATTATATGCGTGTAGGCACAATCTTTGAGAAGGACGGTACAACCTACGTAGTAAGGGAGGTGGACACTAACACCTGTGCGGGGTGCGCATTTTACAATATCACTTCCGAAGGTAAACCGGAATGTAAAGGACTATCTCTACCCTGTGACGGGGATTATCGGGAGGACGGAAAGAACGTAGTGTACGAACCGTTAAAAACGAACGGACAGTGTTAGACCGTACACAGTTACGCAAGATAGGAATGAGATATTAACAATTAAAAAATTTATTGACATGAGTAATGAAGCTAGAAGTTATATGTGTGTAGGCACCACCTTTGAAAAAGACGGAACGACCTACGTAGTAAGAGAGGCGAACGCCAACACCTGTAAGGGATGTGCATTTTACAGTATCAACGAAGAAGGCGCGCCCGAATGCAAGGGGCTTGACTTCCTGTGTGACGAAGGCTGCCGAGAAGATGAAAAGAACGTAGTGTTCCAAACAATCAACAAGAGGGAATAATGCTAGACCGTACACAGTTACACAAGTATCAGATAACGGCCGTTAACCATATTGAGAACAACCCGTGCGCCGCGCTGTTTCTCGATATGGGGCTAGGAAAAACCGTGTCCACGTTAACGGCCGTGTCTGACTTGATAGAACGATTTGAAGTAACTAAGGTATTGGTAGTAGCCCCTAAGAGAGTAGCGGAAATGACATGGCTAGACGAGGTTAACGCATGGAGCCACTTAAGCCACCTACGCGTATCAGTCATTAAGGGCACCGCCAAACAAAGAGAAGCAGCAGCCAGGGCGGGTGCAGACGTGTACACGGTTAGCCGGGATAATCTCGTGTGGCTCTTACAAATGTGGGGCGGGCAAAAGGTACCTTATGATATGCTAGTGTTGGACGAGTTAAGCAGTTTCAAGAACCACAGCGCCAAGAGGTTCAAAGCGGCAAAGGTTATCCGCCGCAGTTGTTACCGTGTCGTGGGTCTGACCGGAACACCCGCGCCGAATGGACTTATCGACCTATGGGCGCAAATGTACCTTGTTGACGGCGGGCAAAGGTTAGGTAAGACGATAACCGATTACCGCGCCAACTACTTCCGACCGGGACGGCAGAACGCCGGAATAATCTACGAGTACAAGCCACTGGCCAATACCGAGGAAGTGATAGGCGAAAAGATATCCGACATAACGCTGTCAATGAAAGCACTTGATTTCCTGGATATGCCGGAAGTGACGTATATCAACAATTATGTAGAACTGTCGGAGAAGGTGAAGAAGGCATACGACAAGTTCGAGGAAGAGCAACTTCTAACACTGCTTGACACTACCGGAGGGGATTCCAAGGAAATCACGGCGCTAAACGCCGCAGCCCTTACAAACAAATTACTACAATACGCGGGGGGCGCGGTCTACGATGAAGTACGGGACGTGTACAACGTGCATGATGAAAAAATAGAGACCCTTATAGAAATGGTTGAGGCGGCGAACGGTTCGCCCGTGTTGGTGGCCTATGGTTTTAAGCACGAGGAAGCCCGGATAATGAAGGCTTTGCAGCCGTTCGGCGCGCGTAGGCTTAACACCGTAGATGATGTAAGGGAGTGGAACGAGGGAAAGATACCCGTACTAGTAACGCACCCGGCGAGCGCGGGCCACGGGCTTAACATGCAGAAGGGCGGTAACCGTATAATATGGTACAGTGCTACATGGAGCCTGGAATTATATCAGCAGTTCAATGCGCGGTTGTGGAGGCAGGGCCAAAAGAATAGCGTGTTTGTCCACCACCTAATAAGCAAGGGAACCGTGGACGAGCGGGTAATACAAGTGCTAAGCGGAAAAGCCACGGCACAAGACGGCTTGATGAACATAGTTAAGGAACTGATTAATAAATATAAGAAATGAATGTATTAAGTTTTATTGAGTCACTTATTTAAAAACTGAATTGTGAACGAAAAGTTTGAATTAACAAAGTTTTCCGCGGGTGATACCAAGGAGCATGAAGGCGTAACCTACAAGGCGGTACGCCAAGAGCAGGACGAAATGTGCAAGGGTGTGCGTTCCATAAGAGAGGCGAACCTTGCAAAAGCCCTAGAGGGTGGTTGTGCGTAGAGGTAATAGAAGGAGAACCGAATGACTTAATTTTTAAAATAGTAGAATAATGGAAAAAGAAAAATTCACATCAGAGTATCACGTAGGGGATACGGTGGCATTGGACAATGAAAGATTTATCTACGTGGGTACACAGTATGACGAACTTAACAGGTGTACCGTACATCTATATGAACCCGTTAACGGAAAATCTAAAGAGTATCTGCAAACTAGCGCGGATAATTTTATAGAGTTTTTGTTCAAGGTTCCGGTAAAGGCTAGCAGCATTAACAATCCGGAAGCGCCGGAGCGTAAACGGTCGTTCACTTCTAAACTGTTCGGGTGGTTCCTTGAGTCCAACCGTTGGAAACATTTCCTATACGCTATCCCGGTGGGCGCTATAAACTTTTGGTTGGCTATCGGACTGGCGCTAGGTATGGAATTCAAAGACGCGCAGCACGGCGGTAAATTCGATTGGGTGGATGCTACGTGCACAGCAGTGGGCGGTTTCGTAGGGGCCGCGCTATCCTGGTGGTTATTGGGCAATTACGTATTACATTACCTAGTCAAACTAGTCTTTTAAATCATAACGTTATGGCAGACATGGAACATTTATTCAGAGAGCAGGAAATGAGGGCACAAGCCGAGGCAACAGGACGTCCCACGGCGAACGATATTTTCAAGACCGCATTGTACCGCGCGGAAAAGGCGCAATATAATATGCGTATGAAGATAGGGAAGGCGGATGCCGAGGAAGTGGTAATATACGCCGAGAGCGTGCCGAGGAACCTAAAGAGGGCTACGGACTTTACATTTTACCGGAAAAACAATCCGCAAGTACAACTTACATTGACACGTACCGAGATGTATGCGTTACTCGGGAAAATACGGGAGGCGTTGAAACTATGATTAAGAAGTTTTGCAAGTGGATGACTAGCCCTGAAGATTTGCCGGGGCTAGTAGTGAGAATGTTAACAGCGATTTTACTAACCGTGGTTTGGGCGCTCCTACTGGCGCTGATAGCCGCAATAACAGTGTGCAGATTATAATGGGGCAAAAACAATCAGAGTGCAGAAAGAAACCGCTAGAATTCGTAGTCGAAGACCTGGCGACGATACTCAATGTAAATGAGTTCTTCCTATTCAAGTTCTTCAAATCGAACGGCATCTATTACCGGAAAGCGAAGGGCTTCCCCTATAACCTGGTTAACGCAATGGCGGTATGCGAGGCGCTGCCGCAAATCATATACGAGATTGCAACCACACGAGACGGCCGTAACACACGTACCGAGCCAAACAGGATACCGACCATTGAAACAATGCTGTTAAAGAACCCGGAACGCGAGCGCCTGAATAGGTTCAATACGGAGGATATCCCGCGAAAGTGGTGCCCGGGAACGTGGAAGCTAAAGTATAGAGGGCGGGTAGAGTCAAACCCTATTTACCGCCTCAACTATTATAGAGACGGGACGGTATCATTAGACGAATGGATGTGGCAGTTTCACAAGTGGGAAAAACGGGAACCGTGCAGGGCACTAAGGAGATGTAATGCAATTTTACGCGAATGGGCGGATAAATACGGGTTCATTCCGCGAGATATTAACGGAAATGTAGTGGAATGATTTAGAAAACTTTTCTCTCAAAAAACTTTGCAATTGTGGTTTTTACCGCGAAACAAAGATTTTGAGAGAAAAGTTTTTTGTCAAAACGTTAATAAACATAGTTAATTGATGTTAAATTGAAAGCCGCAAAATTTTTTGAGAAACATTTTGAAAAACGCGCTTTTCGAGTAAAAAAGTGGGTTTACTAATGTTTTGACAAAAAAGTTTTTTGAGAGAAAATGCATAAAGCGTCAATTCTGCAAAAAGTTTTTTGAGAGAAAGTTCGAAAAGGGCTGTTTTATTAACGTTTTGACTAAAAGTTCTACTAATTAACTTTACAATTAAAATCATCTGTGACACTCGTTTATGACGCTTAAGTCGTTGATAATCAGACTACAAACTTTTTGCGTAATAGATTAAGGATTTTTTACTGTGACACGTAACTCACTGATTTACTTATAGTTAGTACTAGTGTAATAGATGTAATAGATAGTTTCTATATAGATAAAAAACGTGATTTTTAATATTGTGATTTGATATATATTAGTATATGTTAATATATATCAAATTTAAGTACTCATTTTCTTGTTTTTACCTTATAGGAAAACATCTGTTACATCTGTGACGTTTGGCGTAACTCGCTGTGTCATAATGAGTTATGCGTAATAGATAGAATTTTCATCTATTACGCAAAAACTTTGTAGCTTGATAATCAGATAGTTACTTGTCACAGAAGGTAATTATAGGCATTTAGTCCTATTTTGAGGAGGGAAAGCGGTATATTTGCTGTCAATAAATGAGAAGCAATAATAATGTATGAAAAATTCAAAAGAAGATAAGAACGAAAAAGCACCCGCTCCATTGGTGGAACGCGGACCGGACGGGGTGGCGGTAAATGTGGTTTCACAGGCGCGCCTCGAGAAATCCCGCATGCGCCTAGACCCGGCAGATGAAAACGGCTGCAACAGCGTATTTCAGATATGCCGCCGCCGCTGGGGCAAGGTTCCGATTTGGCAAGAACCGGAGGATTTGCTAGCCGCCTTTAATATGTACCAGGACTGGATAGATAGGCACCCTATTATCGCGGTCGATGTCGTTAAGTCCGGTAACATGGCGGGAACGCTGCTAGAGATTCCTAGAAAGCGCCTAATGACTGAGACGGACTTTTGCGCGTTCCTCGGTGCAGCGCCTAACTACCTAGCGGACCGCCGCCGGATATATGAGGACAACTATAAGGAGTTCGGTATAGAAGCGTCGAGGGCGTTCGCTGAAGCAATCGACAATATCCGGCAGATGATATTCCAGGATATGGATGCAGGAGCAGCCGCACAAGTATTTGACCCAAATTACATTCGCGCATTGAGAGGGCACAAGACCGCACTTGACTACACGTCGGGAGGCAAAGAGATTAAGGGCGGCCTCACAATACAGGTTTCAGACCCTAGGACGGTCTCAAGGGTGCAAAAGCTAAAGGAGTTCAAGAAAGAGCACAAAGGCTCGGAAAACGAAGGAAAAGGGGGTTAAATGAAGTGTACCTACGTATTCGATAAAATGATAGAACCGCTAATGAATCCCGGCATTCGCGGGATAGCAAGTAAGGGCGGTACGCGTTCTTCTAAGACGTGGAGCACTTTACAGCTACTCTACCTAATAGCGCGGGAAAGCCCGGAGCCGTTAATGATTAGCTGCGTAACCGACACGCTACCCGCCGTCAAGCGAGGTATGCTCCGTGACTTCACCAACATGCTGATAGACGAAGGGGTATGGGAGGATAGCGCGTTCAACAAGTCCGATATGATATACACCGTGAAGGAAGGCGTGTATATCGAATTCTTCGGGTGCGACAGTGCGGCAAAGGTCCATGGCCCGGCGCGGGATATATTGTTCATTAACGAGGCGCAGAGGATACCGCGCGAGACATTCCGCCAATTGGATGTGCGTACCCGGCTTAAGGTGATTATCGACTTTAACCCGGTTCGCCGTTTTTGGGGTGAGACCGATTTTACAGGGGACAAGTACGTTACTATCCACTCGACGTACAAGGATAACCCGTTCTTGACTGAACAACAAATTGAGGCTATCGAACGGAACGCAAAGGACCCAAATTGGTGGCGCGTATATGGCGAGGGACAAACAGGCGGGCTGGAAGGCCTCGTATATCCCGAAATTGAAGTTATCGAGACGCTGCCGGACTTCTTAACGGGCGAGGATACAAAACGCTGTGTTGGGCTTGATTTCGGCTTTCAGAACGACCCTACCGCAATTGTCGATATCTACATGAGAGGGTGGGACCTGTACATAGATGAAGTGTGCTACCGTACTAAAATGCTTAACCGCACGATAGCGGACACGCTTAAGGACTACGGGCTGCAAAACGTATATACCGTGTGCGACAGCGCCGAACAGAAGAGTATCGTGGAGATACGGCAGCACGGCTGTAAGACAATTCCATGTGTCAAGGGCAAAGGTTCCGTGAAGGCAGGAATACAGCAGGTGAAGCAATTCAAGTTGCACGTGACGAAGCGCAGCGCGGATATCCTGGATGAGGCGGATAACTATTCCTACGTCAAGGACGAGATGACCGACACGTTCACGAACGAGCCGATAGATGCATACAACCATGCATGGGACGCTATCCGTTACGGCGTCGATTTCCTTATCCGTAAATATAGACCTAAAGCCGCAAATAATGATTAGATTTGCATAAATTTAAAAAACATAAAGCCATGGAAGATTTTAAGAAGAGACTTATTGTAGAACGTGATGAACTGAACGATAAAATTGCAAAACTCGAATCATTCATCGAATCACCCCGTTTTGAAAACCTAGACGAACGTAACAGAGAACTGTTAATAGCTCAATGCGGTATTATGCGCCAATATTCCGCTATTCTGAATATTCGTATCAGCATCCTGTTGTGAGAGTAGACGCCGCACAATGATACAGATATACGAGCGTGTGCAGGTTACCGAGGACAGAAGGACCGGAACGGTATTGGAGTCTGATGTATTGGGTGTCGTGGTACAGTACGACGGGACCGATGAACAAGAGTGGCTATATTACGAACAAGTGGAACAACTAGAATTCGATGAATATGAATAAGATTAGATTTAAAGGGCTTGAGGATATCGTATTGATGTCGTGCCCGAATACCGTGAAGGGCCGTATGAAACGTGCGCTAATGCGCATATACTACGCACTTTGTCGGTATAATAACGCCAAACAATTAGAATTTATATGTAACTTGCACCCGTGTTACGAAGGTCAGCTAACTTCCGAACAACGTAAGTTATTGGAGAAAGTTTCGGAGTACGTACAGGCCGACCGATTCGTAACCAAAAACCGCCGTGTGGTGTACACGTTGCCGAGCATTGAACAGGTGACACTATGGCAGTTGATAGAGACGCGCAGGGCCGAGACGGCAACGGAGAAGGTTACGAAGTGGTGCACGCTCGATGAGTACCAACCCGCCGAGTATTCGCCGGATAACATCTATCACCTGCTGTCTACAATGAAGTACATCAAGGAGCAAATAGAGGCGGCGGACGCTCTAGAAAAACAGTTGTTCCCACAGGGTGCGGGAGGTCCGGACACAGAGGCGGACGAACTGAAGGAGGCAAAGAACATATTGACTTTGGTACAGGCTACGGCCGAGGCGTTCAACTGCTCGTTCGCAGAAGCCAAAAAAGTTAATTACCTGGACGCTATTTTAGCATTGGCGAAAAGGCACGAAGATATAGAAAAAGAAAAGGCGGAGATAAAGAAACATTTTAACAAATGATTTATGATTAAAAAGTATGAGATAATTAATGACGGGGGCAAAAAGCGTATCAAGGCTTTACGTTCCTTTCACGTACAAGGGCGCTACGTCAACATAGGGGACGTGGGCGGCATTGTGTATGATGAGAACACGCTATCACAGGAGGGTAACGGCTGGATATTCAGCGGTAATCTGAACTATCCGTCTATCCGCGTATCGGGCGATAGCATTGTAGACACGAACGGATACGAGGCCGACGTAACCGACCCGAGACCATTCGTTAGCATTACAGGTACTTCGGCCCTTGTCGGCGCACACGAGTTCGTTACGGGAAAGGTATCCGCTGCAAAGGTGCTCGCAGTAGATGATGTGGAGCAGGGAAACGTAAGCGATACTGTTGGTTCCAAGTATGATGAATCAAAAGTAACAGATGCAAAGGTTATGCGCACAAAGTCCCTTATCTATATGGGCGGGGCTTCTGTTACTGTTACGTTAGCGGGCGATAGGTACTTGATGCGCGTACTACGGTATGATGCAGAAAAGAAATTGGTGAGCGCTTCCAGCTACGGAGACCGCGCTAGCACGGAAGGAGCGTATTACATAGGAATAAATATCCGTAAGGCCCCGGCAGTCGCAACAGTTCCGGCAGATATCACAGAGGCAAATGTCTCCATATCGTCAACAGCCATTGAAAGTACAATCAACATCAAGGATAGTCGGATAGAGTTCAATTACACTAGCGCAATGACGGTTGCTACTAAGGTTAATCCAGGGAGCGCTACGTCCGGCGTGCGTAAATCAGTCGTTGACACAAGTAATGTTGTTATCAGTAAGACAGGTGGCGGCGCGTTCGGCGCACGCATCTATGCGGACATAACACAGTGTAATGTAGCCTTTACGACCATTAACGCCGAAAGCACATTAGCGGGAACCTTTGAGAACGTTAAGAACCTTACATATGACGGTACATTTTTGGATAATTACAGTTCGGTGCTTAGAAAAAACTTAATCGTTAGCGGGTGCGATAATTTTGCGTTATCTACTGGTACGATTACACTCAAGGGTGTTAGCGCCGCAAATGTTGCTAACATGCCGTTCATCTTTACCCGATGCAATGTGCCGGCCGGACGGTTTTACCACAACGCCAAAGTAAAGAACATCTATACAGATATCGATTTCTCGAAGGCGCAAAAGGACCTAGGGAAGATTAGCGGTAATTACTACATGGCTTCATCAGAGGTTGAGGGTATGTACAGACTATTTACTCCTGATAATAGTGGTTCAATGTTGGTTGAGGACTACGAAAGCGTTAAGAACCTAGAAGCGGCCATAGCAGCCTACGATACCACGATTTACAGAGATGCATATTTCAAAGGTAAGTTCGAGTTTGCCGGAACTAATGTATTCGGTAACAAGGTACCGGGGCGCCCCAGGGCGCAGGTTCTGAACGTTCAGTCGCGTGCGGTTCAAGGTGATTTCAATACCGTATCGCCGGGCACAACAATTACGAGCGCCACAGGCGTAGCTAACCGGGTTTGCGTTCTTGAAGCGTTCCGGATAAACGGCCCTACAGGCATTTTGGTAAGCGGCGCGCCCACGGGCATAGAAGTAGGCGTAGTTTTCGTATCAGTTACCAATACCATAGTAACGGCATCAGGTTGGGCAAGTACTCCATGGACACCCGCCCCGGTGGCGCTTGCATACAAAGCGGCATATCTCCGTTTCAGAAAATCGGACGGCAGCCCGATAGCCCCCGAAGACCTTGCAGGCATAACCGTAACCGTGTACAACGGTTGTAAGATTATCAACACGGGTTCCACGGCGATAAACATGAAAGGTAATATCCGCGTAGAGGACAATGCCACCCTTGTAAACGCTAGTGTAACGGGTTCGGGCTACTTTGGTGGTAATTCCGTAGTGTACTACAACCCGGCTGTATGGGCATCACTTGATTTTGTGGGTACGGTGTACATGAAGGACAAGACGGTATTTGCGCCGACGGCATTAACCGGGGCGTGTGCGCTTGTCCGTATGGAAGGAAACGCCAAGTTTATCGGGTCGGTGGACGTAGCTAGTATGAACCTTTCGTTCATCATGAGGGATAACGCCGTTATAGAAGGAAAAGCTAACACCCGTTCGGGCGTGGTTATGTCTGGTAACTCGAAGGTCGCAGCAGCCGGGCAGATAATGGCAGCTAGCCGCGGGGTGCTGGTTATGGAGGAAAACGCTAGCATTGAGGCGAGCACAACCGTTATCGGGGCCATTACATTATCCGGTAATTACAAGGGTAATAAGGTAAAAACTTGGACAGGTAAACGGACTATTACAGACGTAAATGCACCCGAGTATGACGATAATGTAAAGACGGAATATGACTTTTAAAGGGATATTAGATGATGTAGCAACATGGGCGGGCCGACACGGCCTACCCGTGTTTTTCGGTGACGAGTACACCCGCAATGTACTGGCCAATCAGATAACAGGCGATTTCGTCTTTGTCGATATGCCCGGGGGCGTGCAGACCTATTCCGACCTGGCACCCGAGCCGTTCGGAATTAACGTACTTATCCAGGTGTTAGGGACGTCCCACTACCTACGTGACGATACGGCGGAAATAGAGGTCCTAGACAGGACTTTCACCGTTATTACAGACATTGCCCGACAGGCAGGGTGTAATTACATTAGCGGGGCTGCAAATGTCGTCAAACGGCAGAATATATACGATAGTCCCAAATCGGGGTGGGAAATAACTCTTAATATATCCGAGTAATGGCAGCGAATCCGATAACACAGATAGAAGTCCTGTTAACCAAGCTACGGGACGATATCGAGCAGTCGTACATACAGAAGGGGCTAGTAGCTTCCGGTAACTTCGGGCGCGAACTTAAACTTACTGTAAGCGGCAACAACGCGAAGATAACCGCACCGCGCTATGTCGGTGCAATGGAAGGCGGACGGGCGCCCGGAAGGCGGCCGCCGTTATCCGTTATCAAACGGTGGATTGAGGACAAGAACCGCCGAGGGGCTAACATACCGATTGAAGCGGCATATCCTATCGCCAAGATGATAGGCGAAGAAGGAATAAAGGTCCCCAACGACCACAACCCCGGCGGCGTGGTGTCGGATGTACTTAACCCTGCAAGGGTGCTGGCGCTCCAAAACGATATCATCACTATAATACGATATGCGATTATTGACACTTTAAACATCAAGTAATTATGAAGATAACAATACCCGTTGCAGGCGCGGAATTGCAGGGCGTAACGGGTCAGACGGTAGTTTACCCTAGGCAGTTACCCGTATGGCCCACCCGCCCTATGATGATTAAGATATACCCGGACAAGATTTCCGGTGTAGGACAAACCGTAACCGTCGTAGTGGCCAACCAGGGCACCGCGGTACATACGTTCGAACTGCCATACGAGGACGTGATAGATTTTGATATGTCTTTTGCCTGCCCCCTAATGACGCGCGCGGACCGTCAAAAGTCTACCGAGCTAACTGCGGAGTCCAGTCTACTATTCCTTTGCAATACAAGTGCGGGCGCACAGTTTATCATGTTGGGCGTATTCCATTGTGACCTAACCTACGGGCACACGATACCAGGCAACCAGGCATCATTACCCGAGCCGCCTAAAATCAAGATGCCCGGCCAGGATGTAGACATATACTACCCGTTTGCGACGGCACCGGGCGTAACGTTTCCGGTAGTGGCCGAACCCGCCGATGATGCAGACCCTACCGAGGCTATTATGCCCACTACCTACACGCTCGGAAAGACAATTGACGTGCGGTACCTAAAGAAATTGACTGTAAAGGACTTATGGGGCACGGGCATAGACCACGTTATAGAGTACGAAAACCGCAATTGGAACCACGCCAATGAGGACGACGCGTTATTATGCGCGCTCCGTGTCCGGTGGAACATGCAAAACGGCGAATGGTTTTGGGACGCTTTCAAGAGTTATTTTTGGTCGAACAACTTCACGTATATACGCGGCCTAGGCGGTGCCACGGAACAGGCAGAAGTTACGGTTAACATGGAGTATGGCCCGGACAAGTACGCGGTATATCAACAGTTGATGATATCATCACAGATTATTATGGAACTGAATATGCCGGGCATAAACCAATACCAGTACAAAGTATTCCGTGCGGAAGTAGTCAGCGATTCCGGCGCACGGTGGTCCGGCAGCACACGCACGTACAGACAGCAAGTGAGATTCCGTACAACAGAACTACAAGATAATTACATTTCACCCGTACTACCGGACTCACCCGCGGCTATTCCGGTGCAGTTCAGCGCATCACCGTTAACCATGTCGTTTCCGTACTATGCGGATATTAATGTGCTGCTAAACGTTAACGGTAATGTATTTTGGGATATTGTGCCGGAATCAGATTGGCTGATTATCGACAGCCCGAAGAACGGCCGAGGGAAACCGGGGGTATCACAGGCAGTGACTCGTCGACGTGTAAACCCGAGCACAACGAGCCGCACAGGGTACATGCACATTTACCGTGCAGGCACGACGACTAAACTAGCGACGGTAACCGTAAATCAGGGCGGCGCGCCCGCGGTGAATGCTACGCCAAAGTTCCTACCCGTATCATCGGAAGGCGAATTAAAGCCATTCACTGTTAGTTGCGCAACAGCGGGACAAGGTACATTGCAGGTGAAAAACATGTCCGGTGCGGCGGGCGCGTGGGCCAATCTAGACGCTAGCAGCCTAGACCAGGACGGCGGCAGCGTGTATGTAGAACCCGCACGTAATTTACCGGAAACGGGCGGCGTTCCTCGCTCGTGTATTATCCGTACAACACACAATATTACGGGACAGTTCGCAGATGTGAACGTTATGCAGTCCGTGGCTTGTCCGGTAGACCGTTTCCCGAACGATTTCGTATTTGCGGGAAAAGGTATGTATGCATATGACGGAAATGCGCATGATGATATTTTTGCATTTACTTCCGGAATACCTTACACCGATATGGTTGGGGAATGTAATTGTAGCTACGTAACTAATATTAAAATAACACGTGCAGCACCTAACATTAGCCTAATGTTTAGTTTGGCGCAAAACGCGGGCACTGATAGATTTGCGCGTATCAACATCAAGCACGTACCAACTGGAAAAATATTGGGCACGCTTGTGATATTCCAACGGGCATTCAACGCACCGCCCGCAAATTTCGTTCATGCTAGTTGGAGCCCGGCAGAAGCCTCCGACGGAAGTATGCACTACTTTGAGTTGATAACGGCTGCGTCCGAGACGCCCACTATGAACCCACCGTCACAAATGTACCTGCAGAACATTGACAGCTTGACGGTAAACGGCGTTCAGCTTAATAAGTTCCGCGTTATGCTAGATTGGTGCCCTTTTACACGTTCGCTTCAAATAAGAATGAGTGTTACGGGGGCGAGTAAGACTATATCAATAGGTCAATATGCCAACGAGGACGCTATGACGATAGCTACCAATACGCATTGGAACAGGTTAGCGCCTGTGTGGTTAATCGGAAAAGGTAGCCTTATTTTCAATGTGGACGTACAGGCGCAAAAACTTAACCAACGTGATGAGATATCGTTTTTTAGCCTTGATAGTTGGATTAGCTTGCAATCTACGGAAGCGCTCCAGGGGAACCCGCGTGTACGTAGATTTACTATTAATCTAGCGGCTAACCCCACAGGCGCGGCACGGAGTACGGAAATTAGGTTCCAAAGACCGGAACTGACGGATATAATTATAAGAATCGAACAAACGAATTAATATGGATATAGTACAATTAAGGATTAATGGAAATTGCGTTGAGGGCCTCTCGGGGTCCTCCGTAAAACTCACGGTGAACAATATATCACCCGTCACAATGACAGGTGACAGTGTGGCATTCTCGGCTACTATCAAGGTGCCGAGAAGCGCCAACAATGACCGCATATTCAAGAACCTACAACAGGGGTTCCACGAGTGTGTATTCTACGACTGCAAATTATTCGTTCACAGCCGTCCATTTCAATACATGGGATATGATGTGGAGTTTTATGCCAAAGTGACGTACAACGGCGGAAATTACAACATATCGCTAGTAGAGAATACAAGGAAGTGGAGCGACGAGGGGATAAGATTGCAACACCCTCTTGTACAGGTGGAACAGATGTTTGCGGGGTGGCTGAACGCTACTAGGGTCGTCAACCTGGAAAAGGTTATCAACGACCATATCACATGGAAGGAAGGCACGTTCCCGAAGTTGACACCGAAGAATAACGAGGGTGCCACTATTCCCGAACCGATAGACGCGGCTCTGCTAAAGCCTACAATTATGATTTTCCGCTCGTCAATCGTGTGGGATAACGATGTGGCATCCGGTAACATGACACTAGTTCCCAAAGAATACACGAAGGGCCGCGGGGGGTATATCTACCCTAGTATCGCGCAGGTTGTAATATCCGACACAATGAAAGCACTATACGCTACATTGTTCGGTCTGGCCCCAAACGGACAAAACCCGGGGTTCAATCTCCGTTCCGGCGTAGGGCGCGATATCCGCATGATAGTGGAGTACACAGGGAAGACGATTCCTAGCACGCTGCCGGAACTGCATATTGTAGCGGAAAGTACTAACCTAACCGAAGGTATATTGTACCCGCGTTCAAAACTGACCGACCGTATTTGGCTGTACGGTTCCCCACTTAATGACGCGGTTTTCGTTACGCCGACAAAAGACAAGTATATGATAGTGAAGGGTCTTATAGGCGGTAGCAAGGTATCGTGTTTCAAATTCCCGGACGGATATGCACCGGAAGAACTCATTGATTTGGGCGACGGCGCCGCGGAAGTATTAAGCGCGTACAGGCCCGCCGCCGGGACAGTAGTAACGGGTACAGGCTTTCCCTACTCGGACGTTCGGAAATTGGTTGACGACCTGTGTACTGCGTTCCATTGGCGTAAACAGTGGCGCAACAATACATTGAGCATTGAACCGATTATCAACATCAATATACGGGACAAGACGGGAAGCAGGCACCAGTTTCTAGAGGATTGGAGCAGTAAGTTTATAAGTGTGGACACTATCGAGACGCCCGATGAATTTGCGGACCAACTCGTTACACAAGTGGGTGACGTAAAGTACAGCTACTCGATAGGACCGGGAACACTCACCCCTGTAAAGGACGCGTATAAGTCCGGCCTTCCGTTCGCCTACAATTTTATGGCGTTCCCAAAAGTGGCGTTAACGTCTAAATTTACGACAGGGGGAACAGCTACGTATGTGACTGCACTAGAGGATGTTTACCGCTCTTATATAAAGAGACACTTTAAGCTATTTGCGCCTAGAATGCAGATTAAAATCAAGGCCCGACTAGATTATAACGACGTTATTAACCTCAAGTTGGACCGCGCATATTACTTTTCGCAGTTGGGCGGGTGGTTTTACCTCAAGTCTTTGGGTGAATATGACGTAACTAAAGGCGATTGCAAGCTATCTTTGTACAAATTAGACTTAATGAGCTAACTATATGGCAGACCAAGTAACATTATTAGACTTAAATTTCGGAACGTCCGAGGCTGAGAAGGGCCTCGACGCTCTGATAGCGAAAAGTATAGCACTTGCAAAGACCAAAAAAGATTTACAAGCGGCTTATACTACGGAAAAATCGGCGCTTGACGCATTGAACCAAAATTACGCGGACGGACTTGTATCACAAGACAAGTACGAAGCATCAGTACGGAAGCTTAACAAGGAAATGATAGAGACGAAAAAAGCCCTGTTAGACAATGCGAACGCACAGAAGGAGAACAACGCAGAGATTAAGAGCACGAAAACCTTGCTTGACAGCGAGGCCACGAGCGTTAACGCGCTCCGTGCACAGTTGGCGCAGAATACCGCGGAACTTAACAAGATGTCCGAGGCGCAGCGCACTACTAGCAAGGAAGGCGTGGAACTCACCGAGCAAACCAAAGCGTTATCCGACAAACTGAAAGAGCTAGAGAAGTCCGTAGGCGATAACCGACGGAACGTGGGTAACTATGCGGAAAGTGTCAAGGACGGAATTTTGCAAACACAAGGACTATCCGGCGGAACGGGCGCACTTGTCGGCGTGATGAAAAGCGGTATAACAGGCGTGCAGGCGTTTAACGCCGCATTGAAGGCGAACCCAATACTTTTCATTGTGACGACCGTGTTAACTCTTATCGGAGCTATCGAGAAGATGATAAAGAGGAACAGCGACCTCGCAACAAGCCTAAAGGCGGCTTTTGCGCCCTTCCAAACGATTCTAGGGCGGTTATTGGACTACATTACGGAAATGTTCACGGCGCTTGCAAAGGCCTTTGAATGGTTAGCCGAAAAAATAACCTGGTTACTCAACAAGATAGGGCTTATATCGGATGCCACATTAGAGGCGGCTAAATCTGCTAGCGCCCTAGAGAAGGAGACGCAGCGCATTTACAAGGCGGAAACTGATATGCTTGTACCAATGGCCCGTATGAAGCGCGAAATGGAGGAGTTAAAGACCCTAGCGGCCGACCAAAACAAGTCCACGGAGGAACGCCGGAAACTGCTAGAGCAGGCTACCGAGAAACTCCACGCTATTAGGGACATGGAGGTAGCAATACTAGACGCAAAGTACAAGCAGATAAAGGCGCAAAACGAGCTAGGATACACATCAGACGAGGACGCCCGGAAGGAACAAGAGGCCCTTGCAGCGCTCGAGCAAGCCCGCGCCAGCTACGCCACACAGGAGAAAGAGATATACGGACAATTAACCGGATATGAGAAGGCAGACGCAGCCGCGAAGCAGGCAAACATAAAGGCAGCACTAGACGCACGCCGGAAGGCGGCGGAAGATGCGGAAAAGGCGGAAGTGGAAGCGGCACAAAGAGCGGCGGACGCACGGGCAAAAGCGCAACAAGCCATATTAAAGCAATACGCGGATGCGGTCGAGGCGATGCAATTGCAGATAGCCGAGAACGAGCTAAAGAACGGAGCGGCCACACTTGAGGAGCAACAGCAGGTTATCAATGCACAAATAGAGGCCGAGAAGTATAAGAGGGAGCAGAATCTTATCGGAGAACAGGAATACCTCAATAACGTCAAGGCGCTACAACTCCAATTCGCCACAGCGGTGAAGGCGGAAACAGACGCCCGCGCACAGTCCGAGAGGGACCGACGGGCAATGGAGATTGAGAACCAAAGACAACTAGAGGATATCAAGTTAGGTAACTCCCTGGAAGCCGAGTTGACACGCCTGAACGCACAGAGGGATATGGAGGTAGCCGCCGCCGAAGCTATCGGAGCCGAGACGGACAGCATATACGAGCGCTACGAGCTAATCAAGTCACAGAGGGAGAAGGCCGCAGCGAACGCGCGTGTAGCCCTGGCGGGCGATGTAGCCGGGCAATTGTCAACGCTGCTAGGCGAGGAGTCCGCCGCGGGTAAAGCGGCAGCCGTGGTGCAGGCCACGATAAACACGTACCTAGGCGCTACCAAAGCATTGGCGCAAGGCGGTATATTAGGTGTCGCACAGGCCGCAATCGTGATAGCCGCCGGGATGAAGCAAGTAATGAGTATCACGAAAACGAAAGAACCGGATACTAAGGTACGCACACCGTCCGCAAAGTATGCGAAGGGTGGACAGATTTACGGCCCTAGCCATTCCGCCGGGGGTGTAACGTTCGTAGGCTCCAATGGGCAACGATTTGAGGCTGAAGGAGGCGAGAACATGTACATACTAAACCGGAAGGCTTCCGGAGCTATTAATGCGCTGTCAGCGCTTAATATGGAGTACGGCGGGCGTTCATTCGGTACGTCGGGCGTGTACCGTTACGCAAATGGCGGCAAAATATCGGTAGGTTCCAACGGTACCGTAAAAATGCCGTCTAATTTCGCACTATCTGATGACAGCCTGTACAAGCTAGCCGCTATAATGTACGATTCAGTCGCACGCGTTCCGGCACCACAGGTCGCAGTAACGGACATAAACGAGGAAACCGAGCGCACACAGAGCGTGCAGGTGGCTGCGGGCATTTAATTGATAGGCAAAAAACCCCTTAAATGTAGTTTAATATCATAACTTTGTCACGTAATTAATATAATTATATGAAAACATATGAAAAAGCATGAAAAAGCATGAAAATATTTGAAAAATTACGAATAATCGAAGCGGGTGAAACGAAAAACGTTATCGAGGAGAACGGGAAAGACTATAAATTAGTTATTTCCGCCGAAAGCTTCCCTTCCCTTGTAGCGCTTGGAAACGAACGACCGATTCACGCACGCCGTACACATAACGGTACCGATTTGTTGGACGGGTATATAGGCTACTTCAAGAACTTCGTGAGCGATGACACGGCGGTATATGCCGACCTTGTTATGTCGGAAGCCCTGGAAACCGCGTACCCCTCTGAATTCGCATTCACGGTTAGCATGATTGAGAAGGAACCGGAGTTGTTAGGTGTATCCGTCAATCAAATGGACGTTAAAAAATTCGATGATGAAACGGGAACGGCAACAGTTACAGAGGTGACTGCCTTTTTTAGCGCTGATTTGGTGGGACTTCCCGCCGCGACTAGTTCACTTTTTAGCAATAACTTTAAAAATTCAAAAACGATGAGCAAATTTTCATTTAAGGGTTTGGTGTCTATGCTTTCGAAAACGAAGCTAGCCACGGAAACATTTACCACATCAGACGGGACCGAGATTACGGTATCTTCTGCTAGTGACGAGGTGCAGGTAGGCGACGCCGTTACCTTGGCGGACGGAAGCCCGGCGCCGGACGGGGATTACCAAATTACCACACCGGACGGCGACATTATTTTGGTCGTTGAGGGCGGCGTAATTGCAGGTGTTAAAGATATCGAGGTAGAAGAACTTGCAGAAGAAACCAAAACCGAGGAAGAGAAGAAAACACCGACACCGGAAGAACTGGCAACAGTCCAGGCAGAAGTAACCGCGCTAAAGGCGGAAATTTCCGCACTGAAAACACAGCTAAACCGCAAATCCGGAACGCCTAAACCTGCAAAGACCGAGGTTACGACCGAGGAAAGCAAGGGAGAAACAAAACTAAGCCGTGAAGCCGTTCAAAAGGCATTCTTGGAGAACCGCAAAAAATGGCGCTAAATAACTGATTAACAATTAAAAAACTAGAAAATTATGGCATTTACATTTAGTGATTTAAACAAACTGAACATTGACAGTTTATCCGAGGTTATCTCCTTGACGCTTGGTCTGGAAGGAGAACTTTCCACAGGCGTAACGGTACTTTCCGGCATTGAGAAAGGAAAACCTATTCTTACATTCACAGCGACCGACAAGGCGGTAAGACGCTCAGCAGGTTGCGACAGCGAGTACAAGTACAGCGCGGTGCAGGACAAAGTTAAGTATTACGACCACGCGCAGATAGAATTGCCTATCGTGGTATGTCTGCAAGACTTGTGGGGTAAAATGGTGGCGAAGGGTGTGCACCTTTCTGACAACTTCGACCAGACACAGTTGGCCGCATTCATGCAAAGCGAGATTTTGAAAGTGTTGGAGGCTGATATGTTGCGCCTCGTATGGTTGGACGGCCTGAAAGCTTCCGATACCGCAGGCGAATACACTGTGTTCAAAAATGGTGGTATCATCAAGCAGATGCAGGCCTCAACCGAGACTATCAAGGCGTTGACACCCACCGACCAGGCGAACGTGTTAGAGTGTCTGAAATGGTGTATTGACAATCAACGTGCAGACCAGCTGAACGACTCCGAATTCTTCGTCTCTAGTAACATTATGCGCGCGTACAAGAATATCGTGCAGTCGAAAGATAACAACCTGGCACAGGCTAACATGGAGGACGGGAAACCCGCGTACTACTTCGAGGGTTACAAAATCAACGAGCTACGCCACGTATCCAACAGTGCGAAGGGTGACGCGTTAACCGTGCAATCATTCATTGCGTTCACTCCGAAAACAAACATTCAGTTGGCATTGGAAGACTCTAGTCTGACTATTGCGCCGTTCATCCAAGATGCGAAGGACCGCAAGTATTATAGTACTACTGTATTCGCTGCTGACGCTATGTTAGCCGTTCCACAGTACATGAAATTGTGTACAGCGGAAACAGTTTAACCAATTAAAAAACAACTAATTATGGCTTGTATAAAAGCACTAGACAAGGCAATACAGTATAATTGCGAATTGGGAGCAGTTGGATTAAAGGAATTGTACCTTATCAACTTCGCCGACATTACCGCTATGACTGTATCCGCCGCGAATATCATAACAGCCATAACCTTAAAGACGGGAGCTAAAACAGTTCCCGTCGATATGGTTAAAAACGGCGTTAAAGTGGTGGAGGCAATGAAGGCTACGGATGTTTCAAACGGAATAGACCAAACATTGACTATCACGCTGTATGACAAGGCCTCTAACAGTACGTTAATCATTGATGCCCTTATGAACGGGCGATTTATGGCGGCGGTATCGTATAAGGACCCCAAGGCTAGCCGGAATATGTTAGGCGCTCTTTGCGGTTTGGAAATTTCCGACATTCAGACGGACAGCAGCGCGAACGGGGGCTTTACCTCTATCACGCTAAAGACGCCCGATGATGCGAAGGGGGAGAAACGGACGCTAATAGATACAGCCCCCTGGACTACAATAGTTAACGCTAAACTTACATAACTATGGGATGTATATCAAAATTAAATAGAGCTATCCTAGTGGACTGCGACGCGGGCGCCACGGGCATTGAAGAATTGTTGCTAATCAACTATTCAGAAATTGCGTCTAAAGACCTTACCGCCGGACAAGCTACATTAACGCTCGCTAGCGGAGGAAAAGCCATTTTAGTGGAGTCTAATAAGAAGGGCGTTAACGCTTCTTCCGAGGCTCGTATAAATGACAATGCGCCCGCCGCCCTTGCCGATTCCGTGACCTTTACGATTTACAGTAAGGACCAAAATAGCGCGGATATCGTGAACCGTATCTTAAACGGTCGTTTCGTGGCGGTTGCTAAGATGAAAGAGAAGAATATATACCGTGTGTACGGGCTAGTGTACGGGCTTAATATGTCCGCCTACACAGAAGAAGCCAATGCAAACGGTGGGTTTACAACAATAACGTTAACGACGCCGGAAAACGTGATAGGTGAGCAGCGCGCACACTTCAATCCGACGACATATACGACGTTAAGAACGGGCGCTATCGTAGCGTAAAGGAGGTAATTATGGCATGTATTAAAAAGTTATCTACTAACATCACATTTGATTGCGCCAAGGCTAACCCAACGGCGGGTATCGGAGAAATTGACGAACTCATACTTCTTAACCTAGTGGACATATCTAGTTATTCGGTATCCGCCGGGGTGGCTACGATTACTATGCTACAATCTACTAAGGGGTACGTAGTAAGTTCGGTGAATAACTCTGTTAGCGCTACAATCGCAGCGCGTATTAATGATTTCATAGCCACCGCGCAGGAACATTCTATCATCATAAAGGTGCTGGACAATTCCGGGGCGATATCTGGCCCTTCCGGGTCGGCTGACTTGACTAGCATCATTGACAATTTGCAGAAGGGAACATTTGTGGCCTGTGTAAAAACCATTAATAACGGGTGCTTTGTTTACGGTCTAGAGGCGGGGCTAGAATGTTCCGAAATCGTAGGGGACACCGCTACCGGGGGAATGGTTACTATTACTCTAAAAACTCCGGACAGCGCAGGAGGGGATAGAATGTACTCCGTTACTAATTCGGCTTATGAGGCATTAAAGACGCCAAAGGCATAACAACAGATTAAAATTTAATTACAAATGGAAAGATTACAAGATATTGGGCAGATTTTGGCGCTGTGTGTGCGTATGACTAACTTAAAGTTAGAGGATTCATGCGGTTTTGACAGACAGTTCGCCGCACAATGGTACGAGAACGAGTACTTGACAGGAAAACACACACGATACGTGATGAAACCGGGCTTGTCGATTACATCATACGAGGACGGAAAGGTGTACCGCGCATTTAATTGTGATGATGCAAAGGCCGTTGAACTAATGGAGGCGAACCCGGAGTATAAAGATTACTTTATCGATATGGAATCGGTATCCGTTGCCATTCCGGAACAGACCGAGCCGGAACAGACCGAGCCGGAACAGACCGCTGCGGCTTC